TACGTTTTCTACTGTACCAACTCCGTCTCCTTCAGATTTACTTACTTGAATATTGTAAGCTTCTCTGTATTCACCTTTTGGTATTAAGCGAGCGTCTAAGTCTTGATTCATCTTAGACTTTAAAAAAGTATTTATAGCTTTAGCCATTTAATTTTAGTGTTTTATCCATTTAGACTTACCTCTCATAACTTGAACTATTTCAGTTAGTTTTATGTTAGATAATCTAATCTTTGCGTTTCTAAGTTTAGAACTTTTATCTCTTTTAAGTCTTTGAACTAAGTATTCAGGTTGATTAGCTCTAGTAGATACTATATAATGTAGTATAGAAGCGTATAAAGCTTCTTCTGCTAGTTTAGGTATTTTAGTGTCTTTGTCATATGCTAATCCATCAGATATATACTCTAAAACAATTAACTTATCTACAAGATCGCTAGAAAAAGAAATTTTACCCTCTCTTTCGTCTATAGTGAAATACCCATTTACGCTTGAATACTGTGGATCAGCTCCATAAAACTGACCTAAATTCCAATTTCCGTTGTAACCATAAGCATTGCTGAAATAAGCCCAGTCGTCCATATTAAAATCATTGTTTAATATATCGATGTTCATATTATCAAAACGCTCCTTAGTTATTGAAGTACCCTCTATATTCTCTCCAAAATTATCTTGAGTTGGAACACCTTTGTTGTCTTGAACTGGTGTGTTATAGGGTATAGTTGTTAAATTGTTAGTTGGAAATATAGGTCTTTTTACTCCATACGTATCAATCCAAGAAACGTTAACGTAGTTAACATAGTCTTGAGGTAGTATAATATTTAAACTAGCTGGTATGGTTAATTCTTGAGAGTGTATACTTTTTAATGTATCATAACTGAATTCTTGTAAAGATCTTTTAGCAAAAAATAATATATCTGATTTTTTAGCTGTTTGAATTATTTTACCATCACCAACGTAACCAACCATAAAATTATCTATAGCATCGTTTAATGTTATATAGCTATAACTACCGTAGTTGTTTTCAACAGTATCACCTAAAGCTTCTTCAGCGGCTGTGCTAGCGTAATTACCGCCATCTAATTTTTTAAGTTGTATAACTAAAAATATATCAGCAGATAAAGCAGCAGTTACCGTAATTATATTGTTACTTACTGTATATGCTGAAGTATATTCACTCCAAGACCCCGGAAGACCAGTTGTGCTAGTATATATTTTAAAATTGTTTAAAGTGTAGTTTATGTCATTAGGGTCATAACTACCAAAAACTAAATCAGTATCAAATGTAGTTGTAAAAGATTGACCAGCAGTTCCACCTGAATCACCTCTAAAGCCTTGAGCGCCTTGATAATATTGTTGGTTTGTTTCTGTTATTAGACTCATTTAATTATGATTTTTCGTTGATTTCAGTTTTTTGTATTTCTTGAGAAGCTACATTTATTACATTTGGATCATTAACTATAACACCACAATATTTTAATATTTTCATTATAATATTAGTTTGTTCAGAAAAATCTAATTCAAAGTCTGTTGAAGTACTTGAATTATAAATATATTGATTTAAACTACCAACTGTAAAACCCCATGATGGGTTTAAAGGATAAACTATACAGTTGACAGCCACTAATTGAGGTTCAGGATTAATAAATAAATAAGGACTTGTAGATGTTCCTTTTTGTATATAATATATAGGATTAGAACTTGTTGGTGAAGTTAATTTAGATCTTGTTATTTTGTTGTAATCACTTTTTGAAACTAACTGTGTTATAGAGTCATACTGAGGTTGACCCGTGTATGTAGATATTAATGAACCAAATTTTCTTATAGTTCTATTTATAGAACCTGTACCTGAAACTTGTGGTTGATAGAAAAACCCTCCAAGATCTAATGTTAAAGAAATTTCTTGTTCAAAAGGAGTGAGTTTTTGTGAAATATCTTCAAACATATTAAAAAACTCTGTATCGTTTTGAGAATTATTTTGATTAATTCTATTTATTTGGTTTCCATCTGGAAAATAAGATTCAAATATTTCATTTTGAACCTGAACAGCTAAACTATTAAATTCAGCAGGTGTAACATATCCTCTTTGTTCTTTGTTTAATACATACAAGACTGTTTGATATACTGTATTTACGTTTACCGCCATTTTTATATTTTTATTATAATATAGTGGAGACTACTTTCGTAGTCCCCATCATATTAGTATCACTTGTTTTTATAGTTTTTTCTCGATAGATCTAAAAACTTCAACACCCTCGTCTGTTTTCAAGAAAGCAGCAAAGGCTGAGTATGGGTTTTCATCAAATGGAACGTTCATTAATTTTCTACCATTTGAAGCCCACGTAAAAGTTCTTTGATCACCTGAAAGATTTATTATCTTAGCCTCTGTAGCTCTAATAGCTATGTTTCTAAGTTGCACATTATCATCATTAGCCAATGCAACAAATGTTTGCGGGTTGTTTTTAGCAAACAACAATAAATCTCTTTTTAATTCTTTTGAACTCATGTTAGAAACTTTAGATCCTAGCTCGACTCTTAGTATAGCTTCTGCTTGATCGATGTCAATTTCTCTAGCTAAGTTCATAGCATCAATTTGTATTTCTAATACGTCTAATTCATCTTCAGCTATAGCAACAGAGCTATATTCATAGTATCTTTGATTTTTATAAGGGTGATACAAAGATAATAATTTTTGAAGATTCTGTTTTTCTTTTGGAACAAAAAGCGCGCCGTCTTTAAACATTATATGCCCAAGTGTTGATTCACCTTTTTGATCACTTACAAAAACAGAGTTTTGATTAGTAGCGTATCTTAATTCTTTTTGAACACCTGTTTCTTTATCAAACCATAATAGCGGGTATTTAGAACTATGTCTGCAAGGTATTGTGTAAGTTAACGGTGACTTGCCTTTTAGTATATAAGTTCTATCTTTTATTTCCCATTGAGGTTTTTGCGGTGTTGTATTTTCTTTTTTAGTTGCCTTGACAACAGTTTCTTGAGGTGCAACCTCAACAGTTTCTTCTGCTTTAGCTTTTTTAGCCATAATATAATAAAATTAAATAGTTAATAAGGGTAATAGTTACCCCTGAAATTACATCAGGGGTAAACATTACCTGTGTTATTAGGCAGTAAACAATACAAAGTTGTTTGCTCCTTGAACCACTAGACATCTTTCAGAAAGGAAGTGTACTTCCATTGCATCAAGATCTGAAGTGAAAGCTCCTCCTACAGAACCAGTAATCCAGTTTTTCATTCTACGATCGTCAGCTTGTGAAGCTCTGTAACGAACGTGTAAGAAAGGACGACGGATGTTAGTTCCTAGGATTTGATCGTAAACAGTTGAAGTTCCAGCTGGTACTAAAACACCATCAATACTAGATGTTGCTAAACCACCACGAGTAGAAGCATCGTTCAAATATTTCCAATCAGTTTTGTAGAAATCGTAAGATCCTCTACGGAAACCGCTAAATCCAAGATTTAAAGCCATTTCTTCAGAGTTTTCAAATAAACCGTAAGCAGTACCACCGTTGTTTCCAGCAGAAATACCAGCTAGCATATCGTCAAATTCTAAAGCAGTGTTTCTGTTTAAGAATAACATGTTTTCTTCAATAGCACCTTGAGTGTCTAAGTTTTTAAGAATTGAATCAAATTCACTTAAAGCGTTTGCAGGTGTTGCAGAGAATCCAGCCAATACATTACCTCTATCTTTGATAGCAGCAAAAAGACCTTCAGTACCTTTAACAGAAGCAGTAGATGTTCCAGATTTTAATTCTCCTTCAACTACAGACATTTCTAAGTAATCCTCAAAACGTAGTCTAGTTTCAGACTCAGCTTTTAAGTACCACAAGAATCCTCCAGTTCCGTCTTCAGTAGCAACTTCTACCCAACCGATCTGAGCAGTGTCAGAACCATTGATAGCAAATTTATCTTTGATGATGATAGGTGAATTAGAATATTGAGTAAAAGAAGGGTCTACAGAAATTCTGTTAGAATCTGTTGTTCCTTTTCCATATTCAGAACCGTATACAAAGATTTTTAAAGCTGGAGAACCAGTTACTAAATCAACTTCACCTGCACCAGCTCCATCAAGAGCTTCTTGAGTGTAAGGTTTTACAGTTAACTCACCAGCAGCTAGTCCAGATCCTGGAGTTGCGCCAGAAGCAACAACGTAACACTTTAGCTCATTTCCGTTAGCTCCATTAGTTACAACGATAGTTGAACCAGGAGATACTACGTTTTCTACTAAAGTAGCGCCAGATCCACCAACAGGGATAGTCAATGTTGACACGATGTTAGGTGTTGTTCCAGAGATAGCAGCTGTTACTCCGTTATAAGAAATGTGTAAACGGTTTTGCTCAGACCAAATTACTTGATCAGATGTCATAGGCATTTCAGCGCCTACCATTCGTAAAAATCCAGATAACGTTCTGTTTCCATAACGCTCTACTTCAGCTTCGTAGATTTCTGGTAAATATTGCTGAGCGAAGTCACTAGTACCATCTGTAAAGTTAAGGTAGTTTGTTTCTAGCGCTTGTTGTTTTTGTGATGGAATAATACTTCCAAACACAGGACTTACATTAGCCATAATTTTTTAGTTTTTAATTTTTAAATTTTTTAATTCTAAGTTTTGTAGAATCAGCACCGCTAATAGCTTTAACTTTTAAGCCATTAATAAATACATCACCACCAGAAGGTCTAGCTTTTGTGTCACTTAGGTTTTTAGAAGTATCTACAACCTGTTTGACCGCATCGGCTTTACCTTGCTCGTAGAAATGTGATGCTATTTTATCTACATTTTCAGCAGCATACATTGCTTTATGATAACCCTTGTAGTCACTAACAGATCCGTTTTTATCAAGGAACTTCCCGATTAAATTGTTAATGTCTGATTGTTTATCAGCAATTCCGTCAGTGTTTTGTAATTTATACCTATATTTCTTTTCACCTACACTAATATCGAAACCTTCGAAATCTTCAGTAAAAAGCTTTTTAGTATTTTCTTGAAACACTTTACGGTTTTCTTCAGCCTGTTCTTGCTGCTTGTTATATCGATTGAAAAAGTCCATAGCTTTTTGCGTATCAGGATTTACATTTGATCTCAACTTGATATCAGCGTAGTATTTTTCCTTAGTACTTTCCAAAAAGTTTTTGGCTTTTGCAACTTCTTCTTTAAATGCAAGTTTTTTCTTGCGTATATCTCTATCTTCGTCTAAATCTTCGTCATATTGAAAATCTTCTAATAACAAATTAATATCTGAATTATCAAGATATGGTTTTTCTTTTTTGTAATACTCTTTTAACAATGTGGTATCGTCTACGCTAGAGTAATCAGCGTTTAACCTAACGTAGTCTTCTACGTTACCTCCGGTTTCTTCCATAAAAGAAACTAGCTTTTCTATATTTTCAGGTAATTGCTTACCTAAAACCTTTTCATCTCTTATAGCTTCTTTTAATTCCTTTTCTACTTCACCAACTTCTTCAATAATTTCTATTGGAGATTCTACTGTTTCTTCGGCGGTCCGTACTTCTTCAACCACTTCTTTGCTGTCGCCACTGTCTTTGGGCTCTTCGATAACAGCATTGCTATCATCTGTCTCTTGTGTTTGAACGGCATCTTCTTTTGGTATTTCAACTTTAATAACATCAGGTACAACCTTTCCTTGAGCCTCTGGCTTTGCTAAGTCTACTTTTGTTACTTCGTCTTTTTTAACTAGTTTTTTAGGTGTAGTTTTCTTTTTACCTTTTAAAGTAAATTCACCTTCTTTTTTTACTTCTGACATAATATAATATAATTTAAAAAATTGTTTTGCCTACATAAAGGCACCAAGACCTTGGTCTGGTTGATTTTCAAAGTCTATAGGTAAGCCGTCGTTTTTTCTTTGGCTTATCATTTCACTTTGTTGGGTTGCTTGTATTTTTGTTCTTTTGTCTTTGCGATCTTCTATAAATTGCTCTTTACCTTTATCTACTTGAACGTCCATTTGCTTAAGCTGCATATCGTATTGGAATTGTCTTTCCATTTCAGCTTGCTTTATTTGAGCTGCAACCTGCATTTTCTGTAGCTCCATTTCTTGCTTAGCCTTTTCAATGTCAACCTTAGTTGACGCTACGGCCTCTTGTTTTTGAACTTCCGCCATAGCTGTTCTTTCAGCTGTTTGAGCTTGAGCATCTGCTTGAGCAGCTATATTAGCTTGCTGTGCAGCTTGATCGCGTTCCATTTTAACTTTACGCTTAATTTTTAGCATTTGATTAGCTAACTTAAGGTTTTTAATTTGGCGTATATCAATAGCGTCTTCTAAGTCAATACCACCTGACTGTAATGCAACCTGTATGTTTTGCTCTAACTGAGCTCTCTCTTCTTCATCCGGCTCTAATTCTAAGAATATACCAAAATCATGTAGGTTTAAGTTTATAACTTCGTCTAGTGATTTTATGTTATAAGTAGATATAGAGTTTTGTAACGATGCTCTTGTGAGCGGAAAGCGCAATGCATCAGCTATTTTAAGCGATACGTTTTCTGCTAGTTTAAGAGTTAAATACAGACTAGACTGAACAATATGTCTAGTCGCTACGTTTGACGCATTAGCAGCTAGTTTCTGTAAGCCTACAAGCGTAGATTTATCAGGAACACTACCGTCTCTAGCTTCGTTTAGCCCTGTCACATCACGTATCATCTGTAAATAGTATTGATACGTCTGGATAAGACTTTGTATTTTAGCACCACCACTTGAGCTGCTAAGTTCTTGAATAGGCACTTTACCGTGGTTTAATTCGCCATCTTGCGTTAAAGATCTACCAACGATACTACCGGTTTGAAAATACATATTTAATGCTTCAGCCGGGTTGTAGTTTGTTCCATTGCCTAAATCAACTTCTGCTAAACCGTCCATATCAAGATAGACACCATCTGGTACCATTCTTGACAACACTTGTTGTAGTTTTAAATGAGTTATTTGAATCATATCAGCAAACCCAATACACTTACTAACAATAGACTCTATTCTACCTTTGTACATTCTAGGCGCACATATGGCATAATTCATAGCAACTTTAGTTGTGTCAGCGTATGGTCTTGACATATTTTCAGCTAACTCCCACTTAAGCATTGTATCTGTTCCCAAAACTACAGCGCCATTGTAAAGAACTTCTATAGTTCTTGATACTCTTTCAAAGTTATCATTTTCTGGTGGATTAAATGTATCTGGCTTCTCGATAGCCTTCATTAACCCTTGATCAGTTTGTTTTATTTTAAATACTTGATTATGGTATGTTTTATAATCAAAGTATAAAACTTGAACTGTATTTTCGTCGTATTGTCCCCAGCCAGTTATATATGATTTATTACCTGGCATATTCTGTATACGCTCTAGTTCTTTTTCAGATATATTAGGAAACTCTTTTTTAAGCTCTGGTATTGTTATTGATTTAACTTCACCGACATAGTATATGTCTTCAAAGTTTGGATCTTCTGTGTAAGAATAAACCATATAAGAAGGGTCAACATAGTCAACCTTAACACCTTCAGCTATATTGAAACTAGTTTTTGCAGCCGCAATACCTAATACAGTTAAATCCATATTAAGTCTACGTCTAACTAAGTCGTATTTGTTTTGTGCAAATACAGTGTTAATACTCTCTTCTTCAGCTATTTCAATTGACTGCTTGTAGCTTAACTGCATTTTAAGCTCTAGCTCTTCTTTTGATTCAGGTATAACATCAATGCTAGGTGATTGATATAAGTCTATACCTAAAGTTTGCTTAACAGTTTCAATGTAATCTTTAGCTATCATATCCTCGTAAAGCTTAGAAGCGTAGTCTGTTCTTTTCTTTACTGACTGAGGATCTTGAGCATAAGCTTTAATATCGTAAGCTTTTTGAGATATACCGTTTACTACGATATCTACGAACTTAGATAAAATTGGTACTGGCTTCCAGTCTAAATTAAGATAAGACAAATCACCGTTAATAGATAATTCATCTTTATATTTTTGTATTGATTGCTCACCTCGAGCATATAATCTTAGATTATGAAAGTTGTTCCAATTAGTTAAATATCTATTTCCATTAGTTCTACCTTGTCTAAACCACTCATACTCTATAGCTTGAGCAACTTGCCTTCCATATTCAAAAGTGCCTTTTTCTTCGTTACTTACAACTTGACTAGGAAAAGAACTGTTGTTATTAGTGTAAACGTTCATTTAACTTATTATTTTTGATGTATATCCACTGTTGTCGTATCTTTTGATACCTATGTCAACAGGTTCCGTTTTTCTTTTGTTTATAGGTGTATACCTATGTTTGTTACAAGCCATTAGTGCTAAACCAGAGCTAATAGAAGCATCATGCGATGTTCTATTATTAATATTAAACTTAGCCCAATCTTCAAGCGTTCTTTGAAAGTACATATCACCGTAGCCAGTTTCTTTTAATCCTACAAAGTTTTCTATGTAAGATTCTATAGCTGCGGCGTGTGCCTGTTTAATGTCTTCACTAGAGTTTGGTATTCCACCTATCTCTTTTTCTGTTACAGACAGTTTATTTCTACTTCTATCTGGCCTGTTCATTGCAAAACCTCTATAACCTCTTTTTTTAAAGTAATATAAAAGTCTTGGTTTATTATTTTCAGCAAGTATTGGCATACCGTAAAAAACACAAGCCATTAAAACATCTTCAAAAAATATTTCAGCTGTTTGTGGTCTTGCTATATATTCTAAGAAAAAATGATTAGGTGGTGCGTCTTCCATTGAAAACTTAGTTAAACCGTGAAGAGATCCGTTAGAACCTCTTTTATCTACTGTACCTGATATATCATAAGGGTCACAGCCAAACGCGCCTATATGTTCATTACCGGGGTAAAACCTACCATTTTTACTATATTTTTTATTTTGCAAATGAAGAGGTGGTATCCAAGATATTAAAAACCTACCGTTTTTGTTTGGAGCAAATACAACTCTACTGTCTTGCTCGCCATTTTCCCATTGAAAACTACCTTTTGTAACATTTATAGAGTTACGCATGTCTTCATTAAAATCTATTTGCTCGTATATTTTAGTTAGATTAAACAAAGATTGTTTTGTTTCATCTCTAAAAGCATGTTTTTCTGTGCGTGGAAACTGTCTGTAGAATTCATTAAGACCATCTTGATCTTGCTTTAATCCTTCTACTTCGTTGTTCCAGTATTCTATTACACCTATTTTTATCTTTTCACCTTGAGGTCCTTCAACCGGTTTATTTGGTGTGTCGAATACAGGTAACCCATAAGCGTCAATGTATCCCTCGTAGTTCCATTCCATAGGTATGAACAAAGAATATAATCCGCTGCGAGTCTGTCCATTGGCATTTCTTTGAGTAACATCTGAGTCATCATAAAGTTTTTTAAAGTTTTTACCTCCTTTATCGTGAGCGTTTGATGTACTTCCCATCATGCATCTACCAATAATTCTACTACCTAATCTTAAACAAGTTTTTGTAACTCGCCAGTTATTTAATATATTATTAGGTCTCTCCCACTTTCCACTTTCATCGTGTACTAGTAGCTTTAATTTTTCTCCATCGTACGAGTTGTCCCCTGTGTTTTTCCAGTCAATCGTTGTGTCGAGCCCGTCAAGCTCTTGGAGCTTTTCGTTGGTTTCAAGTTTTTTTCTTGTGTATTTGGTTGCGGGAACTCTGTAGGCAAGCTCGGTTTTTGGCCTGTCCATACCGTCTTGGATGGGTTTGAAAAAGAACGGGTAGTTGACCGATATCGGTACGACTTTATCCGTGAACATCTTCTTAGCGTCAGGGCCAGACTTTGACAAGATACCGTACCGTGCATCTGACGTAATTGTCGCCACGTTAACGGTTTCTGCCGAAGACATAAACGAAAATCCTGACCTACGGTTTTTAAGATAGCACATCCCGTAAGATCGTGGGTCGGCTTTACAAGCCTCCCAGAATATAAAGAATAGTCTGTTTGATTCCCTAAAGTCTGGCTGCCCAACGTCAATTTTGCTCCACTGCAAGTACATATAATGAGAGCCAGTAATGTAAGTAGCCACACTTTTATTATAGAACCAAAACCCTTGTTCTCTTTTATTAAATTCATTATCGATGTAATCATACCATTTTTCTTTAAAGTCTACTGGGTATTCCTCCCAATCAAACACAGACTTTATTTTCTTAAGTTCTTTAGGATATTCTGTATATTTCCACCTATTACCTTCAAATTTTTTTACATTATTAGCTTTAGGTAAAGCTATTTTAAGATTTTGTATTTCGTATATTTCACCTATCTCACCAGTCTTACTGATGACAACAATGTCGTAATCTTCATTATAACCATACTCCCACTTTTTAGCTTTATTCATTTTAGCTACAGTATGTGGTTTTATATAGTCATCTATTACTTTATATAACGTTTGCTCGTACATTATTTAGACCTCCCTTCTGCAAACCCTTTAAAAGTTTTTTCTTTTTTAATTTCTTTAGGTTTATCTTCTAAAAGCTCTTGTTCGTTTTCTATTCTAGTTAATATTTCAAAAGCATCGAATATAGCGAGTTTTTTTGTAGCCGCAGCATTTTTAAGTCTGTCTGCTGAAATATCATCATCTGAATCTACAATTGGCTCTTTAGCTACCTTAATTAGCTCTTCAACCGCTTTGCGCCCAGCTTGGATTATATTTTTCTTCGTCTCCTTTACGTTCATACTTAATTACAATATCATTAGATTTCATACAGTAAAGACGCTCGCCATCAACTAAAAATTCCCATTCGCTATTGGGCTTGAAGCCTACAACATCTCCTGGGTTTATTCCTAGCGCTTCTAGTGAGCTATTACTATATTTTAGTATACCAACAAGGCCGCGTTCTTTATCACCTTTTAAATTGTCTTTTTCTTTTATAGGTGAAATAAAACATCTATCGTTTAAAGTACGCCAAACACCATTGTTTTTACAAAGATATATTTGGTCAAGGGCGCAAAGATGTAGATCGTCTTTTAAAAACGACCTACTCTTTTTCTTTTCGCCTCTCATATCATAAAAAGTTCTAAATACATTTTGATGTATTACAACTTCATCACCTTTGCTAATAACAGATTTAAAAGCTAAAGGCACTTGAACCACCTCTGCTATTCTGTTTACAAATTTCCAGTTTTCAATTTTAGTATTAACAACTAAGTCTTTATCACCAACTCTAATTGTATTACTGTATTTATCTCCAACTGGCTTTACTATAAAGTCATATAAAGAATTCATTAATACTCTAAATCGTACTCTATAGATACCGCCATATTCTTATTAAACTTTTTCCAAGGTAAAACCTCGTTATTTTTTTTAATATGTATATTATATGACGAATCTTTTTCGTTAAATAAAATATAAGCTATCTCGTGACCTCCGTAAACCTGTTGGCCTACAGAATAGTGCATGGCGTCATTTTTGTAATCAGATCCAATACTGATTTTTCTAATGACTGAATCCATTATTCTTCTGCTTTAGCTTCTTCTTCTTTAACTTCAGTATACTCACCAGTTGAAAGATCTACAGAAATAGCTCCGTATTCTTCTTCTAGTTTTGCTTTAAAGTCTTCTAATTCTTTGTTTGCTGCAGCCACATCGTGTAGTAAACCATGTTTTTGTGATTCTAAAACACCAATGTTAGAAATAATTTGACCAAGTTTACCTTGTAATTCAACGATTTCTTTTAACTGTTCTTCTTTAATTTTTGCCATTTGATTTAATTTAATTTTTGTTATTTGTTATTGATTTTGCTTTTTCCCAAGTTCTACCTACAAAGTAAGCTCCATAAACTGTAACAAGAAGAGTTTGGAATATTGGTATATACTCTTCTGCTATTTTAAATTCTCCGATGTTTCCATCGAAAAACGCACATACAGTAAATATAACAGTTAGGTATATAAGTACTAATGGGCGTATATTTTTAGACAAGAAGGAATCAGACTGCATATCTGACTCCCATCTTTTTGTAACCTGCTCTTGAGCTTCTTTGTCAGCTTTCTCAAGAATCTCTGTAATAAGACGCTGTGCTTCTAGTTTCTCTTCTTTAGTAGTTGTAAGATTATCTAAAACATCGCCTACTTCTTTTATGACGGAACCCGTAAGCCATTGCCAAATTTTTTTCATTTAATTGCAAGATTTGCAAGGATGACCACTTCCTGCTTTTTTTCTTTTTACACCACCTTCTGGTGTTTTAACTTTAAAACCAGTTGTTCTACCAGTACCGCCAAAAGCGCTAGGCACGTATGGTTTTTCAGGTGTTTTAATTTTAGGCATTGGAGCTTTTGGTCCAGCTGTAGTTGGTTTAGGTCCTTTGGGTTTTAAATTTACACCTTTTACTTTATCGTATTCAACAGAAGTTTTAACATCTTTGCCTGATTTATCTGCTTTAGCTGCTGTTGTAAATTTTTCTAAAGTAGGATACTTAGCTTTATTAGCTTTTTTGTAAGCTTCTGAATAGCTTACACTGCCTTTTCCAGACTGCGAATAAGGAGTTGTAACTGTTGTTTTTGTACCTTTTCTGCCGCCAGCGCTAGTTATTCTTTCTGTTTTAGTAGTAGACTCTCCATAAACTTTTTTGGCAGTAGTAGCAGATTTTTCTGCTTTTGCTTTAGCTTCTGCTTTAGCTTTCTTTTTAGTTGGATCCACTGGATCACCTGTAATATATAACGGACCTGTTTTATAAAATGGGCTACTACCTGATTTTTCTAACATTGCCATAATTAACTTTTTTTTATTTTTTCTTTTTTGTTTTTTATCCTATTCTTTATTTCTTCTCTTGCTTTTGCGCTAGCAGATTTTTTAGCCTTACGCTCTGCTATTAATTTTGTTTTTTTAGCAGCTGAAATTTTTTGATTTTCAGCTTTTTTAACTTGATTTTGTGCTCTTCTTTTATCAATAACTGATTTTTTCTTTTTTTGAGCTTCTGTCATTGGTTTTGTTATAGTAACGCCACCTTCTACAGTACCGTCTTTAACACTAACGCTACCAGTTTTTCTAAGCTGTCTGTTTATCTGTTTAGTTAATTTTTTTTCACTTAACCCAGAAACATCTGCAGTAGATCTTCCTGTTCCTTTACCGTACGTACCGCCTTTCCTGCCTTTAGTATCTATAATGTCACCTTTTTTAAAAACTTCTAGCTTGGTTCTACCGCTTTTAGTATATCCTTCTACATTTTCGCCAGCTAAAACAGCTTGCGCCATTTGTTGTGCAGTTTCTTTTCTTTTCTTTCTATCTACCTTTTTTGTACCTGGTTTAATTTTTATATCATCTTGATAAAAAGGAGATACCATGCTCAATGGTAGATTTTTACCTGTTTTAGGCATATCGCCTCTTCCGGGCTTCATTTTAAATGGTCCGTTCATTTTCTTATTATTACTTGTTTATGTTATTTGTTACTTTACTTTTCTATAAGCCTCAGCTTCCCAAGGTAAGTTTTTAGCACCTTCTTGCATTTGTGCTCTTGAATATTTTTTACCTTTCCAATATACGTATT